CTGGCATGGACGTTGTTGGGGATTGCATTCATAACCTGGGTTACTTCACCGGGTAAAAATTGTCCGATTTGTGCGGAATTAGATGGAAAGAGGATTCCGATTTCGATGACATTCGTAAAAGCAGGGGATCAATTAAATCAAGACGGAGAGCCTTATACCGTACAGCAAGATCATGCTCATCCGCCATTACATGATGGGTGTAATTGTATGATTGTAGCTGGATAGGAGGTTGTGATGGGAGCAATTAAGCCACATACGACGAAAGTGGACACGGTAAGTAAATGGGATGGCGCAAAGGCAATTGCGGATGCGCCAAATGACGCGAAAATCTTGCGGTATATGCACGCATGGGTGGATGATGAGGGCGATCCGGAAGCGAAAAGCTCTTATAAATTCCCGCATCATCAACCAAAACTTGATGCGCCAGCGAACATTGCGGCGGTGAATAATGCATTAGCGAGATTATCCCAAGCAGATATTCCGGAAGCGGACAGGGATGGTGTTGAAAAACACTTGCGCAAACACCGCATCGATGCAGGATTGGAGGAAGGGAGAATGATGGAACGACGAGAAATCGGGGCAAGTGAGCTGAGGGCGAATATTGCGGACGGAATACCAGCGACGATTGAGGGTTATGCAGCGGTATTCAATCAATGGAGTGAAGATATTGGTGGATTTCAAGAGATTATCCTTCCCGGTGCTTTCAAAAAAGCATTGGATAACGGGGATGATGTACGGGCGCTAATCAATCATGATATGAATATGATTTTGGGGAGGCGATCTACTGGGACGCTGGAGTTATGGTAACCATGATGCAGAGGGGAGATGTGAATCAGATGAGTTTCGGGTTCACAGTTGAATTCGACCGCTGGTATCAGGAGGATGGTAACCAGAAACGGGAAATTGTGAGTGTGGCGAAGTTGTTCGATGTGAGTGTGGTCACGTATCCGGCCTATCCGCAGACAATTGCGGTGGCGAGGGACGTGTTAATGGCACGAATGGCGGACGCAGCGCCGATCCAGGAGGACGGAACGCCGGCCAAGGAAAACCAAGAGCCATTGCAGGAGCAAGCGCTTTTGGAGGTGAAGAAGAAACGATTGAAACTATTGGAATTAGGAGGTTTAAAATGACTGATAAATTACGAGAGTTACGCGATAAGCGGGCTCAACTGATGGAAAAAGCAAAGGCGTTGATCGAGGCGGCGGATGAGGAGAAGCGCGGCCTGAACGATGCTGAGAATCAGGCCTATGATGCCGTTATTGGCGAGATCGAGCAGATTGACGCGGAGATTGTGCGCCGCGAGAAGTTGTTTGCGCTGGCGGCCGAGAATGCGGCCAAGAATGGGGCAAGAATCGGCATGGACGGTGGAGATTTGAAGCGGTACAGCCTGGTGCGGGCGATCCGAGCGGCGGCCAGCCATGACTGGCGGGGCGCTGAGCTGGAACGTGAGGCGAGCGAGGCGACAGCGCGGCAGCTTGGGCGCGATCCACAGGGTTTTTTTGTGCCGCAGGACTGGCTGGAGCAGCGCGACCTGGTGAAGGGTACTAACAGCGCGGGCGGGTATCTGGTATCCACCGATTTACTGGCGCAATCGTTCATTGAACTGCTGCGCAACCGGATGATGGTGCAGCGCGCTGGGGCGACTGTGTTAGGCGGCCTCGTTGGCGATGTGGCGATTCCGAAGCAATCTGGCGGGGCGACGGCTTACTGGGTGGCGGAAAACAGTGCGCCAACGGAGAGTCAGCAGACTGTCGGGCAAGTCCCGCTATCTCCGAAGACGGTTGGAGCTTTCACGGAGATCAGCCGCAAGCTGCTCAAACAATCCAGTATTGATGTAGAGGCATTCGTGCGGAATGATTTGGCGACTGTGCTGGCGCTAGCGATTGATTATGCGGCACTTCACGGAAGCGGGTCCAGCAATCAACCGACCGGAATTGCGGCTACATCTGGGATCGGGAGTGTGGTTGGCGGAACGAACGGTGCGGCACCAACCTGGTCAAATATCGTAGCGCTTGAAACGGAGGTCTCTGTGGATAATGCGGACATCGGCGCATTGGCTTATATGACGAATGCGAAGGTGCGCGGGAAGCTGAAGGTTACGCCACGAACAGCAACTTACGGGGATATCATGGTGTGGGAGAACAACAACACTCCCTTGAATGGTTATCCGGCGTATGTGACCAGTCAGGTGCGGAGCGACCTGGATAAGGGCACATCCATTGGTGTTTGCTCGGCGATTTTCTTTGGAAACTGGAACGATTTGCTGATTGGTATGTGGGGCGGGCTGGATATCCTGGTCAACCCGTATGCCAATGACACGACCGGTGCTGTGCGGGTAACTGCATTGCAGGATGTGGATATTGCGGTACGACATCCAGAGAGCTTTGCGGCTATGCTGGATGCGCTAACGGCGTAAGAAGGATGAAGGATGAGGGATGAAGGATGAAGTGGGGCATTCTTCATCCCGAGGATGCAGGAAAGGATGAAGGATGAAAGAAGGGATGAAGGATGAAGATAAGGATATTGAGGAATACGATTTGTGATGGTCGTGTGGTGGAGGCGGGGGATGTTGTCGAAGCCAAAGAGGAGAGTGCGCGGATTTTGATTGCGCTAAAGAAAGCGATGCCGGAAAGTAGAAATATAGAGCCGGCTGAGAAAGCTATTTTGCCTAGAGGAGAGAAGCGGAGTAAGAAGCATGTTGAAACTGATAACGCCTCCGACAATTGAACCAATCAGTTTATCAGAATTGAAAGCACATTTGCGCATCGATGGGACGGATGAGGATGCATTATTGAATGCTATTATCAAAACGGCACGGGAGCATGTGGAGGCGATAACACGGCGGGCGTTGATCCAGCAGACATGGCAATTGATTTTGGATGGATGGTGGTTGAGTGGAGCTATATTAGAGCTACCTATGCCGCCATTAATTAGTGTGGAATCTATTGTTTACAAGGACAGCGCCGGCACAGAATACACGCTGGAGAGCAATAAATATCTTTATGATGCGACAGATATTGGCAGATTGATGCTGGCAGATGGGGAGAGTTTTCCGACATCGGAATTGTATCCGATGGGGGCAGTGAAAATCACTTTCAAAGCTGGGTATGGTACGAGCGGCGATAGTCTACCAGAGCCAATCCGCCATGCGATACGGTTATTATGCGGACATTATTATGAGAATCGAGAGGCGGTAATTATCGAACGTGGGGCTAATATCATGCAATTGCCGATGGCGGTGGATGCATTGTTAGCGCCATATCGGGTATGGGGGTTTTGATGGGATGAAAATAAAGGATGAGGGAAGAAGGATGAAGGATGAAAATAAGGGATAAGGGATGAAAGGATGAGGAATGTTTGCAGGATGGTTGAGGCATAGGATTGTTATTCAGAAGCTGGTGGGTACAAAGAACAGTTATGGTGAGGTGGTGCAGAGCTGGCAGGATGTGGCGACGGTATGGGCGAGCATCGAGCCATTGCGGGGGAGGGAGTATGTGGAAGCGGCGGCGGCGCAAGCAAACGTAGATCACCGGATCCGAATACGATATCGAAGTGGGATCAGTCCGAAGATGCGAGTGAAGTATGGCGAGCGGACGTTTCAGATAAATTCTGTTATTGATCCGCGAGAAGAACACAAAGAGATGGAATTGATGTGTGAGGAAGATGTGAATGATTAAATTTGAGTTGAAGGGAATGGATGATTTATATAAAAAGCTTGATATGGAAAAGAATCAGGAAAAAGCGATGCGGATGGAAGCGCTTGAAACTGGAGCAAAGATAATTGCGGATGAGGCAGATAGCCGAGCTCCGGAGAGTGGTTTTATTCGTGTGAAAGTGAAATCGAAAGAAGCAATTATTGGATTTGATAAAGAAAAATGGTATTGGAGATTCTTTGAATTAGGTGCGAAAACTCATGAGATACCATATAAGGCAAAAACGAAAAAGAAAAAAATAGTAAAGCCATTGGTATTCGAAGGATATGTTGGAATTGTTAGAATAAAATCTGTAAATCATCCTGGGATGGCGGCACGGCCATTTTTACGACCTGCGCTTGATGAGAGGAAAGATGAAGCAATCCGAACTATGGGTGAAATTGTACGAAAGATGGCTGAGAAACCAGAATGACACTAGAAAATGATTTGCATAATGCATTGATTCAAGATACAACACTGAATGCGATTATTGGGGATCGGGTGTATCCGTTGTTGATTCCGCAAGATGCGGCTTACCCGGCCATTGCCTATCAGCGGATCAGCGGGAAGAATTTGCGGTCGCATGACGGGGCGGACAGCCTGGAGAATGTGCGGGTGCAGTTAACGCTAGTGGCGGAGTCGTTTGAAATGGTTAAAAATCTGGAAAAGGAGGTTAACAGGGTATTAGATGGGAAGAAGATAGGAAATTTGATGATATTCATCGAGAACAGGACGGATGATGTATCCGGCAATGGATTGGTTTGGAGTGAGCGAATAGATTTGAAAATTTTGTATGGATAGAAAGGAGAAAAGAAATGCCTGCAATTGGAT